ATAATTGTTAAAAAAAAAAAAATATGAAAAAAATGTCAGATGACTCTGTATTATTAGTAACATCATTATTAATTCATACAAATGGGTCAACAACTTCTTTAGAAGTTAAAAATTTATTAAGAAGTCTTAATTATAAAGCAACACAATCAGATGTATCTGAAAAAATGAAAAATATTGCTGATGTTATTAATGAACTTAGTTCAACCGATTCTGGTGAAGGTTATCTAATTTATAAATTTAACAAAGATGGTATGGTTGTTGAAGATGTAGAAGAAGAAGAAGATGATATAGTTGGTTCTAAAGAATTACCTCATTCTACAGAATATTCAAATTCATATACAAATGAAAATCATTTAGTTCATGATAAATTTATAAATTCTTTAAATGTTGTTAGTAATGATGATATGAATTGGGTTGTAAATTCAACACATAGTGATACTGAATATTTAGTTTTTAACAAAAATTTATCACGTGATAAAGTAAGATATTTATTTGCAAAAATTTATTCAATTAAAAAAGATGATGTACGTTCTAGACGTTATTTAAATTTTAATAAATAATAATACATAATAAAATAAACTTTATTAAATAACCTTTATATAAATTATATAAAGGTTTTTTTTATGTATAATAAATTATTAAAAATAATAGAATATAAAGGTTATTTAATAATATCTTATTTAGATATTAATTCTCCTAAAATATCATTGGTTGGTACTGGTACATTAATATCTGGTTTTAATTCAAATGATATTTTAATTTCAAATGAAGCTCTTAAATTATTAAAAAACAATTTAAAAATTAATAAACTTATTAATGATCCTGTATTAGAAATAATATCAAAAGATAGATTATGGGTGAATATGATTGGTAATATAATAATACCTCCTAATGAAATAATAAATACATATACAATACCATATCATACTATATGTGAAAATACTATAGATGAAAAAATAAAAATAGAATTAGATAAAATATGACAAATCCATTATTAGACTTAAGCATAATATTATTATACATAATAATAATTTTTAAAAATGAAATTATTTATCATATAATAAATAGTACATCATATATGTTTTATATTTTAGGTAATATATTTAACAATTTGACAAATGTATATTACTTAAATAATATATCAATTACATTTACATATTTAAGTGTAATATCATATTATATACAATATTCTTTATTAACTATTTTAAATATATAAAATATGATATATAGACATAAATTATTATATAATTCAAATAGAGAATTATGTTTTCTAAGAAAACCAAAATATAATATAACAAAAAAGATTAATGAAGATTCTAGTTTTGTTCCTAGGTTTACTATAAAGAATGAAGAAATATTTTCTAATTTTCCTACTAACACACCAATGAAACTATCACAGGAGTTGTTAGAAACCGCTATAACGCATGGTATGATACTTCAAATAGATTATAAAGGTGAAGAAGATGATAATTTTTCAGGACATGAGAGAACCATTTATCCTATGGTTTATGGAAAAACTAAAGAAAATAAAGGAGTTTTAAGAGGTTATCATTTAAAAGGTTGGTCAGTATCAAATGGTGGAAATATAGATAAAGAATGGAGAATGTTTAGAACTGATAGAATTTTAAATGTTGTATTTACAGGCTCATTTTTTAGATTAGCACCTAATGGATATAATGAAAGTGGGGATAAAGGTATATCTAAAATTATATATCAAGCTGATTTTAATACTATAAGAAATAATCAATCTAAATTATTACAAAAAAATGAAATAGATGAACAAGATAGAGTTATATTATCTAAAATTCATAATATTGAAACCAAAGATTTAAATTATAATTTAAAAATATTTAAACCTTGGGAAGGTAATGTAATACCAAAAAAAGATGCAAAAAATATTAGAATAACATTTGCTAAACCTATTGTAGGTACAGGACAATGGGTAGCTATAATAGGTACAAGTATTGTACCTGGTAATATATTTAAATTAAAAATAAATGATAAAATAGAAGGATCTTATAAATCTGTTAAGTATTTAATGGCAAATGAATTAGATTCATTAAATACTATAGAACAACAATCAGAATTTAAATCTTTATTATTTTTAAAAGGAAATTAAAAAAAAAATATGATATTTAATTATAATTTTTATAAAACACCAGAACATAGATGGTATGCTGATATTCCAGAATGGACTGGAACAATAGATGATTTAGAAATGGTAAGTGGGGCCGATACAATGTTAGATATTTTATCACAAGGTGAAAATAAAATAAATATTTCATTTTCAGATAATCCGTTACATAATTCTATTAAATTATCTAAAATAAATGATACACCGGAAATAGGTGGAGCTGAATATTTATTTACAGAGTATTTAGGTATAGAATATAATATTAAAATTTGGTTATGTGATGTAACTAAATGGGTTTTTGATTATTTACCTGAAAAGATATGGATTATTTAAATAAAACTGATACGTTACTATTTCCTAAATTAATTTCTATTACACCTATATCTTGTATAGTTCCTTTCATTATATAAACACGTACATTATATTGATTAGGTGATAATTCTGGAATATATAAAGATATTTGTTCTTCAATTTCTGCTTGAATAGAAGACGCAGGAAAACTTGTTTTCCATAAATATGTTGGAATATCAGCACCGAAATTTATATCACTTAAAACTTCACCTTTATTAGTAAAAAGAATCATATATAATTTAGAAATAATACCATCTAATTTAGTTATAGTTTCTATTTCTAATTCATTATAATAAGGATCTTTTATACCTCTTATATAAATATCTTTATAATCTTCACTAGCCATTATACTGTTACTTTATATGTTTTATTTTTATTATAAAATTCTTTACTAAACATACATGTAATTAATTTAAATATAATTATATCTGAATTTTTTTTAGCTATTAAACCACCAACAACATTTAAATCATTACTAGTGTCATAAATCCAAACTGGATCTCCAGCATTTAAAGTATTATTAATTAATAAATCTACAATTTGTTCTGTAGCTTTTTCGACAGCGGATTTAATATCTGAATTTTTTATAAATTCAGATGATCTACCTTGTCTTTCCATTGAATGATATGAATGTTTTAAATCTAATTCTATAGTTATTTCTTTAGTAATTTTACCTATATTAGAAACAGCATCAAAATCATTTCTTTCTAAAATTTTACCATTAATTATATCTAAAATTTTTAAATCTTTCTTAACTCTTTTTATTTCATTTGGAACTTTAGAATATTGTTTTTTAATTAAAAAAGTTAATTGTAATTGTTCATCTTTATCAAAATCAGATTCTATCCAATTCATATAAGCCCTTTTAACTTTAGTATCTATAGTTTTGAATTCTTTACTATCTACAACATATTTAGATATTTGTTGTTTATATGTATCTATTTTAAATTCATTAATCGTTGTTATCATACTTTATATATTGTAAATTTCTATCATACTTTATATATTGTATATTTCTTTTATTTTTTCTTTTAATTCATCAGATAAATTATCGTTTTTTAATAATCTATTTATATTTAATTTATTTTTAAATTCTCTTATAACTTCTTCAGATAAGATTTGGTATAGTGAAATAAAATACCAATTTACTTTATCTTTAAATTCTCTTATAACTTCTTCAGATAAGATTTGGTATAGTGAAATATAATACCAATTTATTTTATCTTGAAATTCTCTAATGAAAGATTCACTTAATTTTTGAGTATATGAAATATTAGACCAATTTACTTTATCTTGAAATTCTATAATAAAAGATTCAGAAAGTTTTTGTTTAGATGAAATATAATCCCAATGTACTTTATGTTTAAATTCTCTAATGAAAGATTCTGAAAGTTTTTGATAAGATGAAATTCTAGTCCAATTTACTTTATCTTGAAATTCTCTAATAAACGATTCTGAAAGTTTTTGATATTCTGAAATATAAGACCAATTTACTTTATCTTTAAATTCTCTAATTAAAGATTCTGAAAGTTTTTGGTAATATGAAATATTATACCAATAAACTTTATCTTGAAATTTTCTTATAAAATCTTCAGATAAAGAACCATATCTTGAAACAAAAGACCATTCATCGTGATTTAAATTATTGTAATTTATTGAATCAGGTTCAAATATAAATGTTAATTGAATTGGTATTTTATAATTAGGATATTTGTTTTGAATTAGTTTGAATATATTATAGATATAAGGTTTATTTTTTAATTCATCATCATCATCAAATATATCATTATCATTTTTATCCATAAACATATTATCTTCAAAAGAAAATTGGTATTTTTCATTTCCTTTAATAGAAATAAAAAGTGGACCTTTTTTAATATAATCATCATAATATTTATTTGTATTACCAGTACTGGTACACCATTCTGTACCAGAACCTAAATCACAACTAACATTATAATTTTCTTCTTTGTCTTTAGGTAACATATAAACATTAAAACCATCAGTAGAACCGATTTTGAAACTAGAATATTTATCTTCTTTGTTTAAACCTTTTATGGTAGAACTATCTTTTTCATTTAATTCTTTAATTTCTAATGTTTTAGATAAAAATTCTTTTAAATCATTAGAAGTTTTATATTGATTTATATCTTTTTTAGTGTATTTGTTTTTGTTTCTATCGAAAATATCAAAGTATTCTTTATACTTATATACATCTTCTGGAAGAATGATTTGGTTTAAAATCATTTTAATGATCCAAGTACCATATGCTGATTTAAAAATATTTTTCTTTATATCTTCAAACACATCTAAAGATAGTTTGTTAGAATCAACGAATTGACTCTTTAATTGATCATAACTAGCCTCATTTATAAAGTAAATTTTAAATTCATTTATCTTTGTAATCATTTATTATTTATTTTCTTTTTATTTATATATTAAAAAAAAGAAAAGTAGGTTATTAATAACCTACTTTTTTTAATTGTTCTGATAATTCTTCTAAATCGTTGATCCAAATATCTTCTGGTTCAAGTGATGAATAATGTTTTATTTCTGATTTTTTTTGTTTGGCTAATGATTTATATTCATCATATTTTTCTTTACTTGTATGATACATAGGAATATTCAATAAATAATCATAATTATTATTAATCATATCAAATTCCATTTCTGTTAAATCAGAAATAATATCATTTTTCTTTCTATTATTTATAATTAATTCACCATCAACAACAGATTTAATAAATGCATATAAATTTACTAATTTATTCATTTGTGAATTTAATGATTCTAAATGTTTTGATTTTCTTTTTATATAATATTGAAATCTAATATCTATCCAATCATTTAACATTTCTTCGGCTGTTGTATATTTAGTTATTTTATTTTCATAAAAAACATTCATATTATTTATAGAAATATTATTAGTTAATTTTAATAATGATTCTATTTCTGTTTGTTTAGTATTGTCATTTAAAATAATTTCAATATCGATTATTGTATCAGAAGAATTATCGATATATTTTTTAATTTTTTTACTATCACATAAATTATCTAATATAGAAATATATTTATCGGTACTTACATCAATAGGTAATTCTGTTATTTTAATACCTTTTTTATATTTAGAATATATACCATGTGTAATGTATGTATTTTTTTCTTCATTCCAATCTAATTCACCATTCCAGTCTTTATAAGAAGGATTTATTGCATATTTAAGAGTTGGTTTTTTAAGTTTTCTTTTAATTACTTCAATTAATGATATTGGATTATATTTAGGAATGTCGGTAGACCATCCTGTACCAATTCCTGACGTACCGTTTACTAATACTGTAGGAATTATTGGTAAGTAAAAATCAGGTTCAATCTGGTCAACATCTTCATATAAATAATTTAATATTTGATCATCTTCTTTTCTAAAAATATATCTAGTAATTGGATTTAAGTAAGTAAAAATATAACGAGCACTAGCGGCTGATTTAGGATCACGTCTAGAACCAAAATTACCTTTTGGAATAAATAAATTAACATTATTAGAACCTACAAAATCTTGTGACATAGAAATGATTGTACCATATAAATTAGATTCACCATGTGCATAGTGTGTATGTTCTGCTATATATCCACCGAATTGTGCAACTTTAATTTCTGTATTTAAATTTCTTTTAAATGCTCCAAATAATATTTTTCGCTGTGATGGTTTTAATCCATCTACTAAATTAGGAATAGATATAACGTTGTCATAATTACTAAATTGAATAAATTCATTATCAATAAATTCATCAATTCTGTTATCTTTACCAAATTTATCAGGCATAATTTCACCTTTATAATTAGTCATCCATTCTTTACGTTCATTAGCACGGGTTTTATTAAAAACCATATCTATTTTATCTGAATCAAGAACTTCATTATAATCGAATTTAATTAAATGTTTATTTATATTTTTAAACATTTCTTTAATTTCTGGTGAAGTAATAGTACCTAAACCTTTATAATATTTAATATTAAATCCATTTAATTTATCTTTATTTTTATCTTCATGGTATTTATCTAAATCATAATATTCTTTTACTACTTTACCTTTAGTTGCTTTAACAATAGGTGTAATAAATTCAAAACATAAACCTAAATTTAATAATTCAGGCCACATTTTATGTATAAAATTAATTAACAATCCTTTAATAGAAATACCAAAATGATCGGCGTCTGTAAAAAATACAATTTTACCATATCGTAATTCATTTAATGATGTATATTTTTTACCAGGAACTAATCCAATAATTTTAATCATGTTTGAAATTTCAGAATTATTAATAATTTTAGAAACTGGTACATCTCTTACATTTAATGGACGTCCTTTAAGAGGAAATACACCCCAATAATCTCTATTTACTTCAGATAATCCTGTTAATACTGTCCCACGTGCCGAATCTCCTTCCGCCAGACATAAATAACATTTATGTCCTTCATTTGTACCTGCTTTATGTGCATCTATTAATTTATCAACTCTAACAGTTTTACCAGCCGATTTTTTATTTAATTTATTTAATTCTGCTTGTTCTCGTAATTTAACCCATTCTAATATAGATTTAACTATTTCTGATTTTAATAATTGTTTATATAATTTATCAGTTAATTCAAATTTATCAGTAATTTTTATAGTTAAATTTTCTTTTGTTTGTGTATCAAATGTAGGATTTGCTATTTTAGAAACAAGAAATAAATGAAATTTATTTTTAATTTCACCGTTTTTTAATTTTATTCCTTTATTTCCTTTAATTAAATCATCTGTTAATTTTTTAACTAATTGATTCATAATATAATCTACATGTGTTCCACCTTGCCATGTTGTATTACCATTAACTATTGAACAATGTTCAAAAGTATCATTTGGTGATTGTGCTAATGCTATAGACCAATGTTCATTTATATTTTCATAAAAAATTTCATTTTCTTCTTTAATATGTAATCTTACCCAATCTCTAATTGTATTAATTTTTATTAATTCATCATTAAAATATACATTAATATCAGGATTAAATACCGCAATATCTAAAGCTCTTTTATGACATAATGCTAATGTATCTGCCTCTAATCCTTTAATAGATAATCGATTTTCATCAGTAATATATGAAATAGATGTATATGATTTAGTACTTTTTTTAATTACTGGTGTACTTTTTTCAGATAAATTATTTTTAAATTCTTGATAATAATGATTTTTTCCATCAGCACAATCTATAGTAAATTCTTTAGAAAATAATGATACTAATTTACTACCTAAACCATTTCTACCAGCACCAAATCTATCTTCATTATCATCATAATTTTGTCCTGTTAATAAATGACCAAATATCAATTCAGGAACATATACTTTATGTTCTTTATGTATAGCTATTGGTATACCATCACCATCATTCCATACAGATATTTTCCAATCATCTGTAATATTAATTTTAATATTTTTTACTCCTCCACCTCGTTGTTTATGATCAGAAGCATTTGTTATAATTTCATCATATAATTTTAAAAACGCAGGAATATATGTAACTTCTTTTTTTATTACTTTATCATTAATATAACACCACATATCTTTAGTCTGTACTAGAGTTGATCCTACATATGTATCTGGACGTAGTAATATATGTTCTTCTTGTGATAACTTTTTATAAATGTCTTCTATTTTCTTTTTTGCCATAATTGCTTTTAAAATTTATTTCTATATATTATTTTATTTTTTATATAATTTTTATATAAAAGTTTTTTAATTTAATTAATAAAATATTTTTTTTTTTTTAACACAATTAATAATTTAATAATTTAAAATATTTTTTACTATATATCATATGTGGTCAAAAAACTTATTAACAATTATTAAACCTTTCTAGTTTTTTTAATATAAGTACGGTTTTAAAAAAATCTTTATTTAAATATTGTTTTTTTTTGACTACATAATACAAAAAAAAATATTAAAACATTTTATAAATAATTTTATATATAAGAATAAAATATTAAAATTATTTATAAAAAATATGATTAAAGTAACAAAAAGAGATGGTGAAAAAGTAGAATTTGAAGCTGAAAAAATAAATAAAGTTTTATTATGGGCAACTGAAAATATTTCAGGTGTATCTGCATCAGATGTAGCTATGAATGCACAAATTCAGTTTTATCCAGGAATAAAAACAAGTCAAATACATGAAGTATTAATTAGATCTGCAGTAGATTTAATTACAGAAACAAATCCAAATTATCAATATGTAGCTGGTAATTTATTAAATTATTTATTACGTAAAGATGTATTTGGTATAAAAAATGATATGCCTCATTTATGGACTGTATTATCAACTAATGTTAATAGAGGAGTATATGATAAAATTATTTTAGAAAAATATACAACAGAAGAAATTTCAGCTATTAATTTATACATTAAACATAAAAGAGATTATAATTTTGCTCATGCTGGTTTACAACAATTAATGGATAAATATTTAGTTCAAGATAGAAAATCTAAAACTATTTATGAAACTCCACAATACGCGTTTATGGCGTTATCTATGACGGTGTTTATGGATTATGATAAAAACACTAGAATGAAATATATTAAAGAATTATATGATTTAATATCTTTACATAAAATATCATTATCTACACCAATTTTAGCAGGAATTAGAACACCTAATAGACAATATTCTTCTTGTACTTTAATGTCTATTGGTGATAGTTTAGATTCTATTTTTTATGGAAATGTAGCTATTGGTAAATATGTAGCTAAACGTGCCGGAATTGGATTAGAAACAGGAAATATACGTGGATTAGGATCTAAAATTAGAGATGGTGAAGTTGTACATACAGGTGTAATTCCATTTTTTAGAATGTTCCAATCAACTTTACATTCTTGTTCACAAGGTGGAATTCGTAAAGGATCAGCTACATTATATTTTCCATGGTGGCATCAAGAAATTGAAGATGTATTAGTATTAAAAAATAATAAAGGTACAGACGATAATAGAGTACGACATATCGATTATGGAATTCAATTTAGTAAATTATTTTATCAACGTTTTTTAAATAATGAAAATATTTCTTTATTTTCACCTAATGATGTACCTGGTTTATATGATGTGTTTGGATTAAATGATAAATTTGATGAATTATATGAAAAATATGAATCAAATAAAAAAATTAATCGTAAAACAATTAAAGCAAGAGATCTAATGAATTCATTTGCACAAGAACGTATTTCAACTGGTAGAATGTATGTTATGAATATTGATCATGCAAATACAAATTCACCTTTTAAAGAACGTATATCTACATCTAATTTGTGTACAGAGACGTTACTTATAACTAAACCTATATCAAGTATTTATGATATAGATAATAAAAAAGAAACTGAACACTTATCTGAAGGTGAAATTGCTTTATGTAATTTAGCAGGATTTAATTTAGGTAATATTAAATCTAAAGAAGAATTATATAAATGTTCTGAATATTTAGTTAGATTATTAGATTTCACAATAGAACACCAAGATTATCCAGTTAATGCCGCCAAAAAAATGTTAAAACGACGTTCATTAGGTATTGGTGTAACAAATTTTGCATATTGGATGGCTAAAAATAATTTAAAATATACTGATAATAATTCTTTACCACAAATTGATGAATTATTTGAAGATATTCAATATTCATTATTATTAGCAAGTAATAAACTAGCTCAAGAATTTGGAAAATGTGAATGGTTTGATAAAACAACTTATGCTGATGGAATTTTACCTATCGATAGATATAACAAAAATACAGATACGGTTTGTGATAGAACAGCAACATGTGATTGGGAAAAATTACGTGAGTTAATTAAATTATATGGATTAAGAAATTCAGTAGTATCTTTACAATTTCCAGCTGAATCTTCTTCAGTAGTTCAATCTTCTACAAATGGAATAGAGCCAAGTAGATCATTAATTACAACTAAAAGATCTAAATCAGGTTTAATTAAAGTAGTTGTTCCTGAAATAACTAAATTAAAAAATAAATATCAATTAGCATTTGATATGAAAGATAATAAAGGATATACTAATATTGTTTCAATTATTCAAAAATGGTTCGATCAAGCTATATCGGCTAATCACTATTATGAATATGTAGAAGAAGGTATATCATTAGGAACAGTTATTAAAGATATTTTATATTCATATAAAATGGGATTAAAAACTTTATACTATGCTAATACTGATGATAAAAAATCAGAAGATTTAGACACAATGGGTGTAGGTTGTGATGATGGTGCTTGTGCATTATAAATAAAATAAAAAAAACACTATTATTTTTAATAATAGTGTTTTTTTTAAACTAAAAGAAAAAAAAAGAATAGAAGTTAATATAAACACAATATTATGCAAAATAAATCAATAATTAATACCGATAATGTATCGGATGCTAAAAAACCTATGTTTTTTGGCGGTGATTTAGGAATTCAACGATATGATAAACCTAAATATGAAAAAATATTTAATATGTTTAAACAACAAATAGCATATTTATGGAGACCTGAAGAAATTAATTTATCTAAAGATAAAGGTGACTTTAATAATATGTCAGACCATAGTAAATGGGTATTCACTATGAATTTAAAATATCAAATATTTTTAGATACGATTAATTCTAGAGGTATTTCACATTTACTTAAATATTGTTCTAATACCGAAGTTGAAGCATTTTGTAAAATTTGGGAATATATAGAAACATTACATTCGTATTCATATACATATGTAATTAAACAAGTTTATACTAATCCTAGTGATGTGTTTGATAATATTTTAAATGATAAACAAATCTTAAAACGTGCTAGTTCTGTTACTAAATATTACGATGCAATGATTAATGAAATTGAAGAAAAGGAATCATTAGAAACAGATGAAAAGAAAATAGAATATTTGAGAAAAAAAGCATTATATTTAACTTTAGTATCTATTAATATTTTAGAAGGTATTAGATTTTATGTATCATTTGCATGTTCATTTGCTTTTGCTGAAAATAAATTAATGGAAGGTAATGCTAAAATCATATCATTAATTGCTAGAGATGAAAATTTACATATGGGCTTTACATCTTTAGTATTAAAAATGTTACAAGAAGATCCAACTGAAGGTTTTCAAGAAGTAATTGAAGATTGTAAAGATATTGTTATTAATATGTATAAAGATGCTGCAGAAGAGGAAATAGAATGGGCTAAATATTTATTTGAAGAAGGATCTATTATTGGATTAAATTCTGATATTTTAATTCAATATATGAAATTCTTAACTAATAATAGATTAAAAATGATACGAATGGAACCAATTTTCGAAAAAACAGCAAATCCAATTTCATGGATTGGAAATTGGACTGGTGCAAATTTGGTTCAAGATGCTCCACAAGAAACAGAAATTATAGCTTATGTTAATGCTGTTAAACAAGATGTTGATGAACAAAATTATGAAGAATTTGATTTTTAATTTTAATATATATAAATTATGGATAGTAACAAACGAAATAAATTAAGAATAATTAAAACATTCGAAGCATATATAGGTGATAGTAAAAAAATCGATATGTTAATTATTCAATATTTACAAGAAATATTAGATGGTTTAAAAAATACAGATATAGTTGTAAATGATTTATTTAATAAATCACCAAAAGAATCTTTCAGTTTAGGTAATGGTTGGTTTTCTGAACCATTTCCTATGGAAATAGATACAGATGAAAGAGATATTGAAAATCAATTAGAATTTGAACATAAAGAAAGAGATATTCAAATTATTATAACTTATACATCATCTATGAAAGTATTTGTAGATAAATCAGGTGATAATTTTATTCCAGATTCAGAAGATAATGAAATTAGTCATGAAGTAAATTCTATTATATTATATACTGATGATTATGATAATGAATATAATATACAATTTAATGATATGATATTAAATATAGTAAATCAAATAATTGAAATATAAAAAATAAAACAAATAAAAAACATGATTAAATTTTCCGATAAAATAAAAGAAAGCCAAAATACTAAAACATATAAGTATAAAATTTCGGCTACTATAGAAGGAACTGTAACAGCAACTAGTGATGGTGATGCTGGTGAATTAGTAGATAAAGAAATGGATGAATATTCTAATATCACAAATTATAATATAGATTCATTAGATGTTAGTGATGAAAAACCAGAAATTAACGAATCATTAATTGATCCAATAGAAAAGGTTAAAACAATATCAGAATCAGTTGAAAATGATTTAACTAAAATAATGAATAATTTAAATCATACTGAAATGATTTATTTTAAAGAAAATTTAAATAAATTTATAAATAAATAAAATAAATGGATATTAATAAAATATATTTTCATATTAATGAATTATTAGATTCGTATATTAAGGAAGGAATAAAACAAGAACATTTATTAACTTTTTTAAATACTGATGAAAGTAATTTTAAATTTATGTATAACAGATTGTATAGAAAATTAACATTAAAAAATATACAATTTGAAAGTAATATTTTATTAGAATCATTAAAAGATTCAATTAGAGATAAAATATCATTAATAAACGATTTAAAAAAAACTAAATATTAATATTTAGTTTTTTTTTTTTGTTTAATATTTAGTTTTTTAATATATATTTTAATGAACACATTTAATAATAAATTTATAAATAATTGGAAAGAATTGAATAATAGTTTAATTGGTATAGAATTTGAATTTTTTTCTAATTATTCTTATATTAAAACTATGGAATTATTAAACTCTTTATATGAAAATATAGAAGTTTATGGATTTAATTCATATCATTCAGATTTTGAAGTAACAAATAGAAAATTCAAAATAGAACCTGATTTAAGTGGAGGATCTGAAATGGTAGAATTAATTACTGGTCCTATGATATGGACAGATGCTAGAATTGTAATTGTTAAAATGTTAGAATTTATAAAAAAACATGGATATACAGACGATCATTGTTCTATGCATATTAATATATCTTATAAAGATATAGATGTTAAAAATTTAAATCCTATAAAATTAATATTAAATTTTAATGAAGATTTTATATATTCTGTATTTCCAAATAGAAGAAATAATATTTACGCAAAATCTATAAAATGGATTTTACCATTTGAAGATTATTTAAATACAGAAAATGGTATGAATATTATTTTACAGACATTAACTATACCAGATGATACTAAATATTATGGTATAAATTTTCAAAAAAGATATGATAATTATTTAGAATTTAGATATATTGGTGGTGAAGGATATGAAAATAAAACAGAGGATATTTTATCATTAATGGATTATTTTATTACCATTACTCGTAAAGGTATTATTGAAGAATTTAATAATGAAGATCTTATTAAATTATCAACATATTTAGAAGATAATATTAATTGGTTTAAAAAATATAAAACATATGAAGATTTTTTAAGAAATATCGAAGGTATTAATATAGAAGTAGATACAAGTGATGTATTTTTAGATATTAAATCAAATTGGTCTAAATTTAAAGATAAATTATTTGAACTTATTAAATCATGTGATGATATAAAAAATGCTACTATTAATTTTAATACAATAACAAATAGATTAGAAATAAAAAATGCAATAATTAATAATATATTTTATATTAAAGGTGTTGATTTTATTGATGTTAAAATAAATAGTGCAACTATGTATAATTGTGATATTATAGAATCAACAATTAATGATGCACATATATATAATTCAAATATATATGAATCAAATATAGAACATAGTAAATTAACTAATACTAAATGTACAGAATGGTCAGAATTAAATAACTGTATGTTTGATAGTGGTATTTTAGATTGTAAAATGAAATTAGGTGTGTTTAGATCTGGTACATTAGGTGAAAATGCAGATATACAAAGTGATGTTAAAATGGCATATAAAAGTGAATTTTGGAATATTTCTGGTGATAAATTAAATAAAAAAATAGACAAATTAAAATGATAACTAAAATACTAGAATATAAAGAATCATTAGAAGAAATACGTTTAAGTTGTGCTGGTTTAGCACAAATAAAAATAAATGATAAATATCTATTAATGTTAAATAAATCATCATTAAAACGTGGTGAACATATATATACACCAATAGGTGGTGGTATAGAGTATTTAGATGGTGCTAAAGAATTTTTAAATACAATTACACTAAAATTTGAAAGAAGTACACCAGATTTAAGATTATTTATAATTAAACAAGATTTAAATAGATTTAAAGACTGGTTTTATAAACGTATTCAAAGAGAAATAACAATTAATCGAGAATTAATTGAAGAATTAGTAGATGAAACAAATATATTAAATGATTTATCTATAAATGATATTAATAGTAAATATATTAATACAATAGAAGATATTGAAGAATATAATGATATTGTAAATTATAGATATTTTGAAATTTTTAATGTCTCATTTAATAATGAGACATTAAAAATTTTAAATGATCATATGAGAAATAATAATTTATTATATTTAGCAACTAAAGATGAAATTTTAAATACTAAAACTATTACTAATATAAAAATAGGATCAAATTGTAAAGCGGTATTATAATAACTAAAATATTTTTAAATATTATAAAAAATCTCTGATATTGATTTTGTTTCTATATTTTTATCTAAAAGATTTAAAATTGGTTTTTCTAAATCTTTTTTAATATTTTTAATTTCATCAATAATCAAATTTATATTTTCTAAATCATCTGGTTTATTTTCTATAAAAATTTTGGATATTCTTTCAATATGTTCTAAAAATAAAAACATAATGTAATTTAATGATCTTAAATTGTAATGAATAATAAAATACTTAGATAAATATCCAAATAATTCTAAATTATTTTCTATAAGTGTATCGATTTTAGTTAATAACGAATTAGGAATATTTAAATTTAAATATGAAAATGTATTATTATTTAATTTTAGTTTATCACCTATTTTAGTTATAACATCAGATTTATTATATGAATTATATAAATTATTCATATCTAATTTATTATCATCAGATTTATTTATTTCATATAAATAATTAGTTGAATTTAAATTTGTTAATAAATAAACATTATTTCCTATTTTTATAAAACTTGTATTAAATTTATTTGTATTAACATTAGCTTTAGAAATATTTTTAAACGCACCTAAATCTTTATTTAATGTAAAAAGAAAATCATTATATGTATCTTTACTAGAAATAATTAAAAATAATTCAAATAAAGATTTATAATTATATCTAATTATATGCGCACATATTTTATTATAAATTATATTTTTATCATATTCCAAAATATAATTTGTATCTAATTTAAATTTATATTTGTTTGCAAGTTTTTCTGCAATATCTAAAGAAATATAATTAATCATACTACCATTACTATATGAATAATCATCTGGTCTTTTATCTCTATATATATGTTCATCATATACATAAAAACCCATATTTTTGAATTTTTTATCAGATAAATCTATTTTATATAATATACTTTCATCAATAGATTGTAATGGTAAACTACCATGTTCTATTTTTATCATATTATCACATGTAATATTTTCTTTTTCTAAAATATCAAAATATTTTTCACTTTTATTATTAAGTATAGTATAATTATGTGGATAATTATTTGAAAATTTAAATTTAAATAATGCAAAATCAGCTAATGTTTTATTAACTCCAACATAGTTTATAGTATATGGATGATATGCTAAACCACCTTTACCATTTGATGTTGTACGACAACCATGATCTATTAATTCCATATTTGATAAAATATACCAACCTTTATCTTTATCATAAACAAAACCACATATTTCATACACTTTTTCATTTTGACTTACATAATCATCACAAAAAGAAAAATTAAAATCTTCAATTGGAATTTCACCTAAAAAATCAGAATTTTTTAATTGTTTCTTTTTTAAAAATTCACTTAAAAAATTCTTATCAAATTTAGGATCATCACACGTTTGTATAATCTTAGACAATAAATCATCATCTAATGTTTTTTTATCATAATAATAATCATGTATACCATCAGAAGATAATTCATTTGTTTCTATATTTAAATAAATATTTATTGAATAATTATGTAAAAAATCAAAACTTATTTTATTTGCTATTAATAAATGATTCTTATTTAAATTTAATTTTATATTATTTTCATCTGAATCAAATATAAAATTAAATTTACATTCTTTAATTTCATCAAATGATACATTTATAAATTTATACTCTTGATTCATATCAAAACCAAATATTTTCATAGCTTCTGTAAACATAAATGATGCACACATCAATTGTGTTTCTTCTCGAGATAAGGCTCTAGTTGCTTTATTACATATAAATAAATTTTCAGTTACTTCAAAAATTTGTATAGTATGTTCATTTTTATAAGAATCAATATATGTATGAACAAAATATTTATTATCGTATTTTTTAAATTTAATATTATAAAGTTTAATATTATCTAAATTTTTAAAATTTTTAAAAGATAAATTAGTTATTTCACAATCATTTAATTCAATATTTTCAATATTTACATATCTATCTAAATTTTTAAACTTTATATTATAAAATTCTATAGTATTAACCGATTTAGGTATAATAAAACTATCAGGAATCGATATTAATACATCTGCATATCTTTCTTTATATTGATTATTAATTTTTAAAACATCTAAATTTGTACTATTTGTAATATTTATTTTTTTAAATAAATTTAAATCATATAAATTTAAAACTATAAATATAGATAAATTTGTACTTACATATGATTTAACATCATTATCAATTTCAATATAATCAAATGCTCCATACTTAATACTCCTATCATTGTTTATATTTGTATAAATACCCGTACCATATTTATTATTATTTACATATCGGTTTTCAATAAAATTTCCATATAAATATTCACTCCTACTACCACTATAACGACTATAATCTGGATTATTTATTCTACTTTTAGTAATTGTACTAGCAAGAACTTCATCATATGTTTTAACAATATCAAAATGTGTATCAAATATTGGAGCATCATATAAATTAAAATTATCTACAAATAAAAAAGACGCATTTTCAAAATATCTAAAATCTTCATTTTTTTCTCTTGTATCTAAAAGATCAAATACATTATACATTTTATTACTAAAGTGAACACGCATAAAATAGTTTAGACCATCAACAAACGTAAATTCTTTACCATTTTTTAAAATTACATCTATAGTAGATTTACATTTTACAAGATATAAAAAATTATCTTTACAATCTAATTTCATATTTTTTTTTTATAAAAAAAAAAATCCTAAGAGATTTTTACCTTAGGATTTTTTTTTTTT